TGCTGGCGTTGTGATATTGGCGGATTCTCAAACGCAGCGCATGCAGACGCAGGAAAAGGCGGAGGCATCAAGTCGAGTGATCTAACCTGCTTCCCATTGTGCGTTGACCGTCCCGGAGTGCAGGGATGCCACAGCATATTCGGGGCCTCTGGTAAATACACAAAAGAGTCGCGCAGGACGCTTGAACTATCAGCCGCCGATGAAACACAAGAAGCGCTCATCGAACTGAGCCAAGACGACCCAAAGATTCGCAAGGTGCTGGTTAATGTGGGGCTGGTGAAGTAATGAAGTTCGTTCTTTCCAACAACGCTCAGCGCGAACGCGTTTGTGAATACGTGTGGGCCGCACTCGATGGCTATCGCGTGGAACTCCGCGAGCCAAAGCGAACAGACGGCCAGAACGACCGATTTCACGCGATCTGCTCAGACATTGCGCGCTCAGGCTTTCAGTGGTTCGGCAGGCGCAGAACCGCGCAGGAATGGAAGGTGTTGCTTATCAGTGGGCACGCAGTCGCTACAAAGGAGGGCGCTGAAATCATTCCCGGCCTTGAGGGCGAGCTTGTGTCAATTAGGGAAAGTACCGCCTTGATGAGCGTAAAGCGCGGTGCTAGTCTCATCGAATACGCTCAAAGTTGGGCCGTCAACAACGGGATTGCGCTTCGTGATCCTGCACTGAATATGGAGAATCCATGAACCCAGACTTCGAGAAACTCCCGCCCGGCTGGCTAGACTCGCCGCTCAATATCTGCGTCGGCGCCGCGAAAGTGCCTTGGGCGACAGAAACTGTTGACCATTATTGCGGATGGGTTCTGCCAGGTGGAAGCAGAACCCAGAAACGCGATGTTGCGATACAGGCCGCGGCCTACATCGCTTCAGTCTTCAAGCGTTACGGTGCTGGCGTGAAAATGTCCTGAATCAGCGCATTCAACGCGTCGAGGTCGGCTTGAGTCACAACCGTACCGTTTGCCAATTGCGCCTGAAGCGCCGCGATCTGGGCCGTCAGAGCGGCAATGCCGTCCGTGACCTGTTGCCGTTCCTGAGCGATGGTGTCTTTCACATCTTGAAGAGTAGCCATGATGGTTCCTTGGTTTGCTCCGATTGCGGAGACGGTTAGAACGATGTCGTTCAATCTTGCGAGCATCACAGGATCGGAAGCCGCGAACAGTTCACGAAGTTCTGCGAGCGGGCCGGTTACTGTGATTGCCATGTCCTATCATATCAAGTCGATGTAAGGAATTTATTACATGTCACTCATCTGGGCAGACTCTGAACTAGAAACCCTGCGCGTGCAATATCCGCACGTCGAAACTCAGACACTCGCGAAATTGTTCAAGAGAACAGCGGCATCAGTGATTGCGAAGGCGAACAAGATCGGGCTCAAGAAAGCCGCAGATGCGCCTAACACTGTCTCGTTGATCCGAGAATTGGCGAAACATCCTGACGGGTTCAGAACCGCTCAGTTACCAGGTGACTGCCACACAAACAGCGGCATCGTCTGGAAACAGGTTCAAGCGGGGCATTTGTTCAAACTATCGATAAGCCACAAAAACGTGCGCTACTTCGATTCGCTCAAGTCAGCCGAAGCGTACAGGGATAGGAACTGCAAGGCGCCGACTGTGACTGTGAAGCACCACGGGCCAGCTCGCGCGCCGTGGAAACCAGACACACCGGCTTACTACCCACCGGGTTTCAAAATCACCGTGATTCCGTGCAAACAAGATGGGTTTCACACTTCAACGCATTCGGAGGATTGATGAGTCAATTGGCAAACAATCTCGAATCAGAGATTGAGATATTGCGCGCTGCGAACGAGAAAATGCGCACTGACTGCCGAGATGCTGGGAATGCAATGGCAGAGATGGAAGACGAGTTCCAGCGCCTGCTATCCCCAACAAACGCCGAGATACGGCTAGCCGCAGGCGAGATGACTGCGCAAGAACTAAGGACGGTTCGCGCCGTCCTTAATTGGCTGAAGGCCAAGAGCGGAGCAGGCTTCTAACGGTGTCAGCGTGACGCTCAGCCGCGACTGTATGCTCGCTCGCAACTGACAAAGCCTCAGCCAGTACGTCGCCGCAGGCGGCGGCAATTCCACCACCGGAGGGGGCGGCACCTGCGGAGGTTTCACCACTACTGGCCGCATCGATTCGCTTGCGCAGGATTGCAGCATCAGCGCTAGCAGCAGCGCGCACGGTAGCCACAGCAGCCGTGAATTCTCGTTTTGCTTGGTCGATTGCCTTTTGTCCATCTTGCACCGCCTCTATCCATTGCCGTTCGGTTTCCCTGAATTCCTTGTCGGCCACCAAAGCCGCCGCGTTGGCCGCTGCGCGCTCGTTAGCGATCACCGTTTGCAGTTCCGCTAGGGATGCCTTGGCACGGTTCATTCGCCACGTTTGAGCGCCTCCAAACAGCAGCGCGAACACCAGTAGGGCGCCGCCAGCGGGGAGCAGGTAGGGGGCTAGGAATTTCAGGATCACGCGCGCTGCCCGTAGTAATCAGGATGCCCATAGTAAGCGAGGATGGTTGCCGCTCTAGGCGCAGACTCAAGCATCCAGATTCGGCGCTCAAGTTCGGCAATCTTCGCCATCATCGCGGCTTCCGTTCCCAGACTTCCCAGTGCGGGCCATCGAGGAACGCCTTCTTTCCCTGCAAGCCCCGACGCTTTGCGTAGTTCGCTGACATCGCTTCCGCCGTCTCCGTCCATGTCGTTACCTCGCGATCCCAACAGCCGCCCCACTTCAATTGCACGCCCAATTCCTTGGCGGCAATGTGCATTGAATTCGCGATGGTGTGATACAGCGGCCAGTCCCAGCGGACCTCGCCGCCGATCATCGCGCCAAGGTCCAGGGCCTCTGCCGTGATGTGAGCCGAGTCCATTGTCTGACTCGCGCTCGCAGCAACCAATTCAGACTGCCGCATCACGGAGCGAATTCCCTCTAGAACGGAAATATCGATCAGGCAGATTTCCGCAGCGCGTTCTGCAACTGCGACCAGGTTTCTATCCACGCCTTTGGCGCGTTCTAGGTTGTAGATCATCTTAGGGGGCATCGTCGTTTTCGGGAAGCGGAAGGAACGCGATGCACCCCATGTCCGCAGTAATTCCCGTAGAGTGGTCAGCAAGGGGTGTTCCTCGATCTGGGTTCGCTCGGAATCTCAGGCACTGGTGCTTGTTCAAACAAGGCTCGCTCGGCGCGCAGCGCTCTTCGTCTTTGGGCATGTGCCATATGCGAACGCGGTGCACGTCAGGTATCCGGCACGTTTCGCTTGGTCGGGCCGAAGTTGAAAACGCCCGCAGGAAGTAAGGAAACGTCACCATCGGACCAGATCATCAAAATCGCTTCATTCTCCACCCGCCAGCATCCAGACCAGCGGACAGTCCCATCGGCGTTTAGGAAGTCCACCTGAAACCGTGGTTTCTTATCAGGCATCTTTAGCTGACAAGGCGCCTCATAGAGCAGGATAGAAACCCCTCGAGGCCCCTTTGCCTCACCCACTACCGCAGCCCCCGCTGAAAGTGAAACAGCGCATAGGACAGCGGCAATGGTTTTCATTTAGTCGTCTCTCATCGAGTCGTGAAACTCGTCGATGGTGCACTTCCATGTCATCACGAGGAACTGTACGATTCTTTCGTACAACTCAATGATTGCTGTCATGATTTCGAATCCAGGTACGCTTTGAAAACCGCAACTTGAAGGTAGCAGATTGGAGCAGTAACGGCTGTGATGATTGCGGCAATCGCGATGGAGTCTGTCCCGTCCACACCGTTGACGTTTGCGAATTGGGCGGCCCAGTCAAACGCACGCCAAGTCATCCATAGCGTTACGCCGAGCACAGAGGTCCGGCGTAGGCCGATTTTCTCCTCCCACTCGACGAATGTATTCACTGGATATGCAACGCACGCAATACAGACACCACAACCCAGAACGCAGCGGCAATCGCTGAAATCCCCAGCGCTATCTCGGTCCACTTCTTCCAGATCGTCTTGGGCGCCTGGCTTTGCATTTCCACGCGCAAGGCCGCAACCTCCCGATTGAGTTCCTCTTTCGTTGCGAGCACATTCTTCATTTCGACAAGTTCTCGGCGCATGTTTTGGAGTTCTTCCATCATGTAGCCGAAGTGGACATCAAGCTGCTCGATTGTCGTCGCTGATCGTCGTTCGGTCATGGTTTGTTCTTTCTTGCTACCAAAGCTAGGACCATCACGACGGACAGAATTCCAATCGAACTGAGGTCGAATCCCAAAAGGCTCGAACACTGAGCCTGCCCCGGCTTCACTTCCCAAGGCCGGATCATGTATAGAGTAGAACAGACTATTACCTGCGCTTCCTCCGCTATCCACCAAACCGCAACCAGTGACAGCGGCCTCCATCTCCATGCAGCCGCCACTAGACACGCTAGGATGATCGCTGATCCTGAGATGTTCCATACTTGCGCCTGCCATTCCGGTCTGACCCATTCCCACCCGTAGTGCCTTAGAACGCCTGCCAATAAGAGCGGCGCGAACCATCGCATTTATTTTGTTGGGACAGGACCGCCGCCGCCGAGCGTCACCACCAGCGTATCTTTCACCTTGCCGGCCGGCATCTTCGAAACTGCAACCAGTGCAGCGCGGTAACCGAGAATCGTCAGAGCAATTGTGAGCATGGCAGTCCTTTATCAGAATTTATTCAAAAACGATAATTGTGTAACCCCTCGTTCGCGGGATAGATAAATCGCTCCATCCCCGATATACATTCCCAAAGCACCCCCGGCAATCGTCGCCGCCAGGTCTTTGCCGCTGAAGTGATTCCCGGTCTGCGTCGAGTCTGCAAGTTCCTTCAGGAGCCCGATTGTCGCCGGAACGGCCATTGCTTTCCAGCGGCTATCTTGGAACTGAAGGCGCCCCGCAAACCCGGCAAGCGCACCGAACACAGCATGCTCTGACTTGTCGTTGTTCGTGACATATAGCCCGGAATCCTGCTGAACAGGAGGCTTTTTGTCATGCGCATGCGCAGCACTGGCGAGAGTCAACAGCATGACACCAGCAAGGAGCATCGCTGCTGCGACGCCTAGATAGACTTTGTGATGTGCTTTCATTGGATTCCTATTAGTCTTCATCGCATTCAAAAATGACACTAATCTCACCAGTGCCGACCTTACCTCCAGCAGACGTGACAATGACAGGACGACTACTTGAAACGATGGTAGATGACGCAATCGTGATTTCCTGCACATCGTGCAAGGCTTGTGACGTATGCGAGGTAAACGATGCGTAGGTGTATGTTGCGTCGTCTGATTTAACCGTAATAGTCACCCCTGCATCTGCGCTTGACGCCTCGGTGTAGATCACTGCAATGCGAGTTACTCTGCCGTTGCGCTTCGGGATGTAGATGATTTTTGTAGACGCAGCGCCGGACAAATCCATGATGTCAGACCTGTATTGCCGGGACTGATAAGGGCTATGGACAACTGTGCCGGCAGTGGTCCCACTGGCATGATTTACAGTCCCCAATTGGTCATCATATTTTGTCAGTGTTGCCGTGTCGGAGATGTAGACCTGTGACCAGTTGGCACCGCCCGCAAAATCCTTGCAATTATGCACCTGTGCGGTTGCTGAATTCTTCAAAGCCAACGCATACCCATTTGCCGAGGCCCCATCGTTGCTGCTCCAAGTACAGTCTTCCAGAATTACTTTTGCAGTGCTTGAAATATTCACGACACCAGTGTTTGCGGCAACTAAGTGCGACTCAAAATTACATGAGACACACCGCAAAGCAGCATTAGAGGTGACGACTAACGCTTGTGACTGGCCTCCGCCTTGTTCGCCCCCAAAGTTGCAGGCATGCAGGAGATATGTGAAACATGAAGCGATATTGAACCCTGTAATCTGGTGTTCCTCAGAATAAAAGCGATCCCAGTGCACGTTTATGTTTGTCCCCGCCGTCCCGGTTGAATATGCTCCATAGGAGCAACTATCGCACCGCACATTGCGAACGGTCGAATCCCAAAAGCGATCCCCGTAGTGAATCCCGTACTCAAATGTGAGAATCCGCAAATTTTTGAATTCTGATTGAGCAACACCAAGCGTTATGTTTTGCTTGATCCCCGCATTCGATGCACCACGCCCAGCCGTCGATACGATCCCAAAATCTCTGAGTACAACTCTGCGGGCATCCGAAGTTGTCTCAATGCAGTTTATGGTATTGACGGAGGTCGCAAGGATGGATGCGTTACTTCCCTCACCAAACAATGTTCGATTGTCTGTAACGCTCAGAGCGGTCGAAATCTTGTATGTACCAGCGGGCAAGAAAACAACTTTCCCGGCATCTAATGCAGCCTGAATTTCAGCCGTGTCGTCAGCGACTCCGTCCCCGGTTGCCCCGAAATCTGTTTTGACGTTCAGTATCTGGCCTTCATGCCAAGCATGCTGTGTCGTCGCAATGGCCCCAGCAGCGGTTCGCTTCACGCCAACCATTGCGTCGCCATCAGCGATATCACCGGTGTTTGCTAGTCTAGTCCACATAGCCGCAGCAGACTCTGCGCCTTCAGTTTGGACAAGCCTCTCAGGCCCCCAGATCGTTGAGGCGGCCGAGTCTTTCAGAACTACGTCATACGTCCCAACCCAGTAGATTGCAGCTTCACCCCGGGCATCCAGAACAACCGGGTGCGCATTGGCGACACTCGCCGCTGCTGTGGTGTAGGTATCTTTCGGGGTCGTCGTCCCTGCGACATAGGCGTACACCTTCCCGCCGACAAGAGGGGCGCCGGTTGATGTGGCGAAGTAATTCTTGCCGTTAGGAAGGACTACAGCCAAGGGTAAACCCTACCTTCCTGCGGTTGAATATCGCCTAGAGTAGTCAACATGAAAACACTCATCATCTGCCTGTTTCTAGTTGCCTGCGGTGGGGGCGATCCTGAAGACATCGATTCCACTTCGGATGGTAAAAAGACAATTGACCCTCCGAAGTGCGAATTGCTGGTCTGTGTTTGATCAGTCAGCAAAATACGCCCCGGTGATATACATATCTAACGTATCAGTCACCGACGTATCCGTTAACTGAGTGCCGGTCCCTGTCGCCCCCCATTGAACAATCCCGACCGTCGTCGCGCCGGTTAACGGGTTCGCTACTACCGATCCCGTGAGCCCGGTAAACCCAGTACCGTGCACCACCATCGCAGATTCTGCGGTGTCGGTTGAAGATGCGGCGTAAGGAAGCCCGGTAATTTTGAACGTCCCCGTAGAACTTCCTTTGGAAGTTAGTTTCATCCTGATCTGCACATAGACTGCTTTACCGATCCTGACGTAGTATCCTTTTCGGTTGATGTTGTAAGTTACCCCAACCGCTGCGCCGCCAAATGTGATGCCAGGAGTCCAGTTGCCCTCTTCATAGTAATCAAGCGTCGAGGCATCTGATCTGGCTGTATTACCTACTTTTATGCCGAATGTATGGGTGCTAACTACTAACGGGAATGATGCTGCACCATTGCATGTCAGCGTTGAACTGAGCGTCTGCGCGCCACTCCACGTATGCGCCCCTGAATGGGTAGGGTTGTTTGTCCACGTCACTGCATTCGGAGTGACGGTGAACGAATCCGCTCCTGCGTCTCCTACAGTAACGTTTCCGTTGAACAGGTGATTCCCGGACCACGTGTGATTCCCTGAATGTGTCGGGTTTCCTGACCACGTAACCGCAGAGCCTGTGAATACCGCAGTCCCTGAAACAGTAGGACTCGCAAACGTCTGCGAACTTGTCAAGTCGCGAACATCATCGACTGACCATATCTGAACGTCTATGGAATCCTTCAGCGTGAGTTTGTAGCTGCCATTGAGCCACACATCCGCTTCGCCTCGGGCGTCAAGAATCACCGGGTTTGTATTCGCTGTCCCGAGTGTGTAACTGGTGTATGTGTCCTTCGGCGTCGAAGTCCCTGCGGTGTAGGCGTAGAGTTTCCCGCCAACCAAAGCTAGCCCATCCGAGCCGACTGCGCGGAATTTAGGTGCTGGGGTTAGTTGGGCCATAATGTGGGGTGACGTGGATTATCGCTTTGATTCTTCGGCCTGTAGCTGCTTTGATTCTTCTCGGGCTAATCTGTCTGCCTGTTCGCTTGGTTGTTCAATACTGGATGCCGAGCGGTTCATTGAAGAGGTTATTGTTGCGCGATCTGCGAACCACCAAAAACGCCAATAGGCATCGCTAGTTGTTCGTTTGAAAGAAGCCTAGCAAGAGGGTTTGCGCCACCAACCCGGCCTGCGTTTTCAACCGCCCGGCGTTGAATCGGGCCTGAAAGGATGGCGCTTCTAGCCGCCGGCCTGGCAACCAACCACAGAGCCGCCAGAGGATTTCCACCGCTGCCGGCTAAACCAATACCAGCCGCGCCGAAGTCCAAAGGCGAAAGTGATTTAGGGGTTTCCTTGAGCGCTTGCGTCGCTTTCGGAAAAAAAAGCCCAGTCTCTGCAATCGTTCTAAGTTCGCCTGACAGCGGTTTCTTGCGCTTCAATTCGTTCGCCAGGACTTGTGTAGATACGTCCCCTGTGGCTGGGTTCAAAGCCTTTTCAACCGTATCGGTTTTGGCGATCTGTTGCCGCGCTTCACGGAAAGCCGCCAACGCATTAGGCGTGCCGTTCGTCGCCAGATGGCGCTCTAGTTCATCCTCAAGTGCCCGGGATGCTTCCTTCGCAGCCTTCCCTAGCCCGGTGTCGCCTTTGCGGAATGCAGAGTCTGCGGTTTCCCGCAAGACCTTGGTCATGTCTACGGCCCCCTCAGCGCTGAAGCTCGGTTGCTTCAACGCCTCGACCATCTGCCCGACCTCGTTCTTTACCGCCCCCGGGAAGTCCTTAGCTGCTGCCGTGTACTTGTTCGCGATTCCGTCCAACGCCTGGGCATACTGCGGACTCGCAGAAACCGTCCCCGTACCTTTAACAACCTGATAGGCTTGCCCAGCATCGGCCCGGAGTCGATTCAGCGTCTGCGGGTTCAATGGAACATCGTCAGCAATCCCTAGCGCTTTCTTGGCTAGGGCATTCGCGATCGGCTGATTCCGTGCGCTCGCCTCCTGCGCAGTCTTGATCTTTCCTGAAAGCCCAGATACCGCCTCGGCGATCTTCCCAGCCCCCGGAATATCAGCAAGCGGGATTACATACCCGTAAGCCGCTGCTTTCTCTGCGGCTTGAACCTTCGGGGCGACAGTCTTTGCGGTCTTCCCAGCGGCCGACAGTTGATCTTGAACAACCGCCCCGGCACGGTTCGCGATAGCTTGTCCCGCAGCCCCGCCGGCCGCTCCCAATACGGGATTTAGCAACGCTTCCTTTGTCGATTCGTAGGGCTGCAGAGCGCCCACCACACCACCAACAGCAGTGGCCCCTGCGACTGTGTTGGCACCGGGGATTAGGGCAGTAGGCGCGATCATGGCGATGTTTCCGCCGATGTTTCCCGTAACACCGCCTGCGGTTTTCATCAAAGGAGCATCTAGCCGGCGGGACTCCGCAATGTCTTGCGTGGAAACAAGTCCGAGCTTCTGCCCAACACCGCGACCTAGATCGACAAACGCCTTGCCAATTCCTTCGACTGCGTTCTGCCCAAAACTCGACCCTGCCGTGGGGTTGTGTTTCGCTTGGTACTCAGGAGACTGCGGATCGTACTCCGCAGGGTTTTGCTTGATGATCTTGATTTTCTTGAGCGTATGAAGCCCTTCGACGGACATGCCGTCTAGGTTCCTGGCCTTCAGGGCTTTCAGGTCTTCAATGCTCAAGTCGTCAAGGATCATTTCTTGGTTTTCCGCGCAATCGCCGCGTCGATCTCAGCGTCGCCAAAGTCCCCAGTAGCGCCACCTTGAACGCCAGCCTTCGCAGGGCTCGTTCCCTTCCGAAGATCGCCCAAGTACGTCAAATAGCCGTTCAGTTTGTCTACGATCTGTTCATCCGAGTCGGTATCCGCCGGCAGAAAACTGCGCAATCTCGCCATTTCCTGCGCAGACTGCGCAGCGCCAGCCCGCTCATTAATAATCTTGCTGACGTTGTTGAAAATGTAAGACCTGGCCTGTCTTTCCGCAGACGAATCCAGTCGCCCCACAAGAGATTCTGAAACATCTCCGCCCTTCGTCCCAAGCCCACGCTGGAAACTAAACGCAGATGGATTCGCCTTCACTGCGGCGATTGCGCCTTGAATCACTGACTCTTGCTGCCCGATAGAAGTTAGTTCCTTCTTCGTGTTCGCATCGATTTTTGCCGCTACTGGTTTGCCACCTGCGGTAATAGCCCGCCCCTCACCAGATCGCAGGTCTACAATCATCGGCCCATCTTCCGTATCAAGCACGACGCCTTTAGGGGCCGCCGTGTCTATGGCTAGCCTGCCTTGGTTCACTGCCAGATTGCCTCTGGCAACAGCGTCCTGATTCTGCTGATGTGCTGCGGTTGCGGCATCTCGCGCTTCAGTCAACCCAGCAGTTCTATTGAAATGCGTGTCCGCCTGATTACGCGTCAAACTCCTATCGTGAGACTCCAACAACTTGTCAGCGTCCATGATGCTTTTCAGTTCACGCAGTTTGTAGGAATCAAACTCTGGTCCCTCTTGTTGAGGAACTCCCGCCTTCAATTGATCCGCGTATGCTTTGTCCCAGTATCCTTGAAGCACTCCGTTATCAATTGCCGCGATGGCGTCTGCCGGTCCTTTGGCTGATTGAAGCGATTTAATCCCGTATTGAAGTTTCAGCCGACCAGTCTTCACCGCGTTTTGCCGTGCGTCTTCCTCGTCCTTGATTGCTTGCGCTTCGACCTTCCGCTTATCGAGCATTGCTTTCCGCAGAACATCCGCAGCCGCATAGCCTTGCTGTAGATTCGTGCCCTCCATCGCTGATATACGCGCTTCAGGCGTTGCATTCGGCCCAAGTGATGCCAGGGCATTCCGAATTGTTTGCGCTTCCTGTAGGCCCCTTTGCCGGTCTTGCAGGTTCATTTGCCCGGTTTGAAAATTGAGCGCGTTCGCCCCCATCTGCTGTCGCTGCAGATCGAGCGCGTTCTGTTCCTGCGTGTAGTCCGCTACGCTGCGAACCGGCTGCGTAGCCGCTGGGCTAATGATGGGTTGCGGCATGTTCAAGGCCCGTAAGGATCGGTCGCGTAATTCGGCAACCCGTATTGATTGATTCCATTCGAGTCCTGCTGTCTGCCGTACAGTGACGCCAGTTGATTCACCGCCCCAGCATAAATGTTCCCCTGAGCAATGTTGTTCCCGGCCTGAGCCTGTCCGCCGAATATCGAGTTAGCCCCGGCCTGATTCGCGTAGTTCTGCCCAGCTCCTGCGACTTGCTGGTTCGCCTGCGGGCCGAATCCTGCCAATTGAAAGAGCGGATTAGTGGTGTTTGTTCGCTCGGTCTGAAAACGATTAAACGCGTCGTTGTAGAACTTGTTCGCGTTGTCTTCAGCAAACCTAGCCCCGGCTTTCAGCGAAGCCCCACCAATCCCTCCCCTTGCCGCTGCGCTGTTGTCAATCGCTCGTTGTCCTTCTCGCGATGCGAACTTGTACCCGGCTTCCTCCATTGGATTCATACCAGCAAATTTGCTGGTAAGACTGCCGTCTTGCAGAAGACCCGAGAGTTTTGCTAAGGCGTTTTCACCCGCAGCGCGCCAAGGCGCGGCATCCGCTCGGACTTGATTGAATTGATCCCGCTGCAACGCAGTGGCTTGATTCGCCGCATCGCGTTGTGCGCTTGCCGCATCACTTGCTCCTTGAGACTGCAGCAAAGCGCTAAGAATCGGCGCCCCGTACTGCGCAGCCCCGGCCCATCCTGTTGCCATACCGCCCCCAATTCCGCCCGCTACCCCGCCCGCCGAACCGCCAGCAAGAGCGCCGCCGCCATAGCCGCCGGCTGCACCGCCAGATACCCCGCCAGCTGCTCCACCAACCTCTGCAGCCCCTCCACCGGCAGCGCCCCCCGCGACAGCGCCTCCAAACACGCCGGCAGCCGCAGCCGCTCCGCCGAGCCCTAGCAAACCAGCGTTAAAAAACCCGGAATCATTGATCGACCCATTCCGAGCAATGATATTTCCTTGTGGGTCCACCAGCCCGGTATACCCAGTTGAATTGTTATACGCGGTTTGGAAGCCTTGATCTCTAGCCCACGGAGCTACCCCAGCGTCGTAAACAGGCGAACCTTCAAACGCCCCAGATTGGGGGTTTTGTGATGCCGAATCTGCCGAACCTGTATAGCCTGCGTTTCTATAGTTGTCAGGCGCAAACAGCGAGTAAGGATCAAACGCGGTGGTGAATTGGTTGTCGAGATTCGCCCCGCCTATAGGTTCTGCTCCCCCTGTTAATGGCGTCCACCCGGATGGCAATTGTGCTTTTCGCAGTGCATTAGCCATATATCACCAGCATGGGATGTACCTCGTGGTGCCATTATCGTTTATCGGCACCCATTTAGTTGGGTTACCGGCTGCCGGAGCGTTCAGCAAAGTCCCCGCCGCAGCAGCCGCGCCGTTTGTCAGTCCTGTCGTCGTGGTTAGAAGCGTCGCGCTGCCGTGCGTAATCCCGCCTGTCGTGGAGATTGACGTAGCACCGCTCAAGGCGCCGCTCATCGTCAACGAGGTTACCCCGGTCAGAGTACCGGACATAACCAGACTTGTCATCGTCGTGCCGGTCGTGAAGATATGCGCTGCTGTCCAAGTCGGAGCGATTCCTACGTTGATTGCCGGTGCGCCGTCAGATCGAAGGAAAGTGGCCGCAGACCCGTTAACCGCAGTCAGATCTGCGCTTCCTGTGGGGTCTGCTCCTACAGGGTAGGCGGGTGTCGTGAACGTCCCGGAAGCATTCAGGAATGTCGTCGTCGTGGTCCCGTCTCCTCCGAGGCTTCCAGTGGGAACCTGACCGAACGTAGCGCCGATGAAATCGAACAAAGCCCGCATCCAGCCCAAAGCCCGAGGCGTAGGCGTTCCGTCTGGGTTAGACCAGACTGCGGTGGGCTCGAAGTTGCGGACTTGTGCAACCATTACGTGATGTAGGCCCCGGTGACGTTTCTTTTGACTGGGTCTGTGATCGTTACCTCAAGCACCATCCTACGACCCCCTCCGATACGCCTCCAGACGCATCGCTTTGCGTATTCGCCGATAGCGCCGAAACTGCGCCACAAAGCATTCGACCAAGTTTTGCCGCCGTCCTTAGACCAGCGAAGCATGGCCTGAGGATCACTACCCTGTCCCGATGTCAATCCAACCCCGGTATCCATGTCCAACTGGAAAGAGGTATGGGGCTGCATCTCTAGCCCGCTTTGAAGCGTCGAGCAAGCCCGAATCGCCGGCAGTGGGTTCCCATTGTCCGAATAGGTATCGAGGTCATACTCGTAAATCGCCCCGGTTTCCCAATCTCCCACGAGATTCCGATTCGTGAAGTACATATGGCACCTGGGGCGAATCCGGTACAAGGCGCCGCTTGAATGGAGATAGGCCCGCTGGTGCCATTCGTTTGTCGTGATGTCATAGCACCACGTTTCATTCCCTGAGACTGAACTGAGGACGTAGAAACTATGTCCTTCTTGGTTATAGGTGAACGCCTCTGCGTCCGACATATCAGACCAATTCGAAATGGCAAACTCAATCGCAGGGGTGGAGATTCGCCTAGGGGCCCCTCCGGTCACGGTCCACACTGAACCAGCGCCCTTCTCATCCCCACTGAGCCAGAACACACCATCCATCTCTGCAATGGAGTCTTTCGCCACACAACCGATTTCAAAGAACCCGCCGTCAATGCGTGAGAATGGGGTATCAGCCCCACCTGAGTCGTACCATTGCTCTAGTGATTTTGTCCCGAACAGATACACCGTCCTGCGCGCGACCTTCACCCCGGCCATCTTGTCAGGGGAGCCGTTAGCGGCTTGAATGCTTAGTGCCTTGAAGGTCGTCGAAACAACGTCAGACCAGACAAAGAAATCCGTTCCTTGTTCAGTAGCTACAAACCTATCATCGATGTAGTCAACGCTGCTGATGGTTGTGCGAATCAGCGTAGCCGCAGCACCAGTCAACGTTAGCGAGTACATACTTCCAGCGGAAACCACAACGATGCTTGTCCCGTTCCATACAATCTGAACAGGCCGTGAGTCGTTTGCAATCGTACCTAGAAGTGTCGTAGCGAAGTTATTATCTACCTTCCATACATTCCCGCCGCAGACAACCACCGAATTCATGGTGTCGATTGGATACATCCCGCGAATCCCGCCGCCCGTCAAAGTCATTAGCGGAGAAGTCAATCCGGGACACCCAATTAGCAGGGCTGGCGACTTTCCCTTACCAGCTTCCAAATACCAGTTCACGCACCGCTGCGAGCTGTAGTTATCACTACGGCCCTGGTAACTTGAGCCAATGAACGGAATTTCCTTCATTGCGCGAGCCTGTTCTTTGCCCAACCAACCACGCCTTGCCCGTAACCCCTGAATCCGGCCCCGATCTGATCGAACGATGGATCGCTTCTAGCACCTAGATTTGTTGGGCTCATTTTCTTGGCTAGCGCGTATCCTGGGGCCAGAATCATAGGTAAAGCGCCTGCAATCGGGCCTTGATCCATCGTCAATTGACGAACGTAGGCAGCATGCTCGTAGGGTGCCAACTTGTTCTGCGCCTGTTTGTCTGGGTACATCATCCGAAGTTTCTGCAATTCATTGAATGGCATCGAAGCCAGGTCTTCATCTGTCAGGTCTGCCCACAACGGGAAATCAAGCGGATTCATTCAATCTTTCGGGTATTTCGCCTTGACCCCAAAGACCAGTGCTTTCATGTCCTTCTCGTCCTGTCCGCCTTTCCAGATTGCATCTAATTGATCCGCTATGCTCGGGTAAGACGCTGCGCGTTTCTCTTGGTATCCAGAAGGCATGTTCCAGTCTTTAGCAAAGGCTACGTAGTCGTAACTACCTCCTTCTTGAAGCATGTAAACCGAAAAGTGCACCGCCTCCTGAAATGGTCCGAGATTCGTTCGCCCGGCCAAACTCACGGTGTATTCGTGCTTCCCGACCGGTTTCAGGTTCGCATTCCCGTGCCCGTAGATGTTCACAACCTCGCCCGCCATGAGGTCGAATTGCGCGACTGAATTAGGTTTGATTTCCATTAGTACCCCGAGATAAAGTCGCTTGGTGAATTGCCTCGGCCTACCCCGGGATACCTGACTTCCATCTGTGGCGTGCAATAGTTCGTTCGCTTAAGTAAGCGCTTACTATTAGCGGCCATTCCTTGCAGCATAGGACTCGGTGAAACGTTGAAGTCTGCAGCGATCTCGATAGCCAGGTTGTTTTCGACCATCCGCTTATAGCCTGGCGGGAAGTCATAGGTCGTCGTCGTGGCGGTCGCTACCCCACCCGGAGCAGGCGTGATCAGGTGCAATTCAACCGAAGTCGAAGCCGTAGGCCAGAAGTAGACGTTCCCAGTAGGATTTCCGCCATCATAGAAACAGATGCACGGGGCCACCGAGCCAATGGACGACTTCAGACTGATAGCGTTGTACTCAGGCTCTGAAACTGGATCAATTGGGTAGTCAATCGCGCCAATTCGCCCGAATGATCCTTTGAGAATCTTCACCGGGCGAGTCATTGCGATCTGTTGCGCCGCACCAATCGTCCGTGACGTTGTGCTTGCCGGAAGTGTGGCGATTGTCTTTGTCGTCGTGTAATTGAACATCCCCTCGTTTTCGAGGGAAGTCATTAGGGAATTGAGCCGGTTCAAGCAAACATCAGCATCCTCTGCGGACACGGTTTCCCCTGCCGCCAGCATGTTGATTTTGCTCATCGCGGCTTCGATCAGATCGAGCGCCGTAGTAGCCATTATTCGTGCCTAATGACGACCGTTCCTGTCGCGCCGTTGAAATCAACGAACAGCCCGCCGTCGCAAGCGACCCCAAGACTGTAATCCTTCGTCGCCCCTGCGGCGGTTGCCGAAGGAATCACGTCAATGATCTGTCCGGTTAGCGAGTTCTTGCGGATATTGATTGCTGCGGTGGCAGTAACCACGGTAACCGTGTAGCCGTAGTAAACCGCATTCCCTTGCCCGACCTGCGCAGACGCCGTGAGAGATGGTGAAGCGTAGACTTTCATGCGTATCGGCCCCAGTTTCCCGGGGCCGTTCCGTTAGATCGGAGGAACAATCGAAAGCAGGGTGCTCGGATCAGGGCGAATCACGAGAAGCCGCCAAGTCTCCGAAGCGGCATCGACGCCACCTGCGGTCGGATTGACGAACGTCACAGCCAAGGTATCAGCCGCTGACACTCGCATATTCACCACACCAACGCCTGCGGTGTTGGTGGGCTTCTGCCAGTAGATCATATCGCCGGTTTTCAAGCCAACGACGGTCGTGGTTTGCTCTGCCGTGGTGATGGTCGCGACCGATGCCGGATTGAACGTGACATCAATCATAAACATGGCGCGGACATTGCCGCGTGGAATCAGGGTGCTCATGTGGTTTTCCTTTGGTTAGTTGGAAATCGGGGAGCCGAAGCCCCCCGGATTCATCAACCATAGAGAACGCAAGCCCATTCCGGCCGCACTACCTTGATGCCGTACAGGATGTCGAAGCGAGCCAGGAAGTTATCCGTCGTCGCATCGTACTGCCGGATGAAGCGCAGGCTCAGACCATCCATGTTGGCGCGCGAAGCCATATCGACACCGCCTGGCAGTTCCAGGTCAGCCGTCGCCAGCACCGTCGAATCACGGTGGATAGCAAGGTTTCTCGGGTAGGCCGTGGAAGCCGTGCCAATGAACGTCATCGCCAGGCCGTTGGTAATGGCTGCGGAGATGTTTTGGTACGGGCCCGACGTGTAGATGACCTGCGACAAACTAATGGTGCCAGCGCCGCCCGCGTATGCGACGGAAACAGTAAACACCTTCGGAATGCCGGTGGATTGCTTGGTATCCGGGTTCACCTCGTTCATACCGGCGATGGTGAACTGGTCACCAACAACCATCGCGTTCGCACCCGTCGCCACCAGCAGTTGATTCGTGCCGGAAACAAGCGGCGTACCCGCACCAGTGACATACGCAGTGTTCCGCGCGCCAGCGGTCAGGGTCTGAACCGACTGATCCATCACGAAATCAAACCCGGTCATCGCCTCCATGACGCCGCTTTCGTACTGATCGGCAATCCGGGGGCCGGAGTGGAACAGGCCCTTCTGAGCATCGACAGTCGCCGCCATTGCGGTCGGGCTGAGGATCACAGCGCGATTCCCATCGCGGGGTGCAGTTTGCCAGTCCAGACGCTCGCCAGCTTGCCCGTAGGTCAGGAACGAACTGGGCGTGGTGCCCGGGGTTCCAACATAGTTTGCCGCTGCGCCTTGAATCGCCGTGCAGGTATCCGAAGCGATTGTGGAAGCCAGGACGGACATTGCCGGCTTGAGATACCGGGCCGAGAAGTCATCGAGCGAAAGCGTGAGTTCAGCCGAGAAGAAACCCATCGAAACGTGCTTCTGCGTCGCGACCACCAGAGCGGTGGATGTTTCCACCGTGTTATCGCCGCCGGGCGTTGCCATGCGACCCGTGGTGACGCTGTAGCGGTTCGGCAGGCGAATGTTCAGCGTGCCGCCGTTCTTTGCCCCAGTGGCGCCAAAACGGTCGTCGTACTGTCGGTTGACTTTCTTGATGACGCCATTGGCGTTTTTCAGGATTCGGAGCGCCTCACGGGTAATGTCCCCGTCGTTGAGGGTCTTGAAGGTATTCGTGGCCATGATTCACCCTTTCGGTGATTCAACGCCCCCGCGCTTCCCTGATCTGAGCTTCCCGGCGCTTCATCCATTCCGCGTCGGATAGTCCTGGTCCTAGAGCACTGTCGCTGGCTTTTCCTTTGACGGGTTCCAGCGGTTTCGGAGCGTTACTGGTTTTGGGCTTCGACGAATCGGTCAGCTCGCGTTCGAGGCGGTCTAGTCGTTTCGCCAACTGAATTGGGTTCAGGTCCGCCAGATCGGCCGCAATGTCGGGGTTTTTCCCCAAGTGATAGAGCAGTTCCGCGCGCCTCTGTGGTGTCTCGGAAACCTCAATCACGACTTCCATAAACGGGCTTGGTTTCCCGTCGCGCTTCACGAAATCACCCACCTCGCCGGATAGGTCTTTCAGCACGTGCATGTAGTCGGAATGTTTCTTGGTCCCCGCGTCCACCAACTGATTCGACATCTCTGCAAACCTGTCCGCCTTTGCCAAATCTTTGGCTAGTGCGTAAGGGTCTACCTGCGTCTCTTCCTTTGGTCCGTCTCTAGCTTCGAGCGCTGCCAGTCGTTGCTTGAGCTGTTCGTTTTCAGCCCTCTCCCGATAGACATCTGCTGTCCGCTTGTCGATCCTTCGCTGCATTCGCTTGAGCGCTTTGCCGGCATCGTCCTCTTCAGGACTCGCCTCTTGCTCAGTGTTTGCATCGGTTTCCGGGGTTGCGACTTCCGTGGTTACAGGCGCAGAGACAGGTGCATTTATTTCAGTGACATCACCAGTAGTCACTTGTGGTTCAGTGCTCATCGTTTCCGATTTTCGTGCCGTCAAACCTCGGCAAGTAGGTGCTTACATCGGCAAGCATAGCACAGTGAACACTAACTAACAAGCAACAGGATTGCCTCTAGGTCGTCTTCGTCTTGGGCTATCTCTTCGGCCCTCGCAACCCCGGATTGCAGCGCATCCTGCTCGGCATAGATCGCGCGAAGCTGGGCCGTGATCTGCTGGTCGCGCTGTTCTGCTTGCCTAAGTTCTTGGCGCTGTTTGAGTGCTTCTGTGGCCGCTTCCAGAACATTAACTGGTTCAACAATCTCGGGCTCTTCATCAGGGCGTTCAATAGGCTCCCTGAGAACCCGCCGCTTTCTACGCGGATAGTAGATCGGCCACCCGCCGGTAACCTGTTCTTCTTCCTCAACCGGAATATCTACCGGCGCCGCATTTTCCTGAAACCCATCGGATTGAAACGCGTTCGGCTGAAACGCAGTATCAATCCTCAGGACTACATCTTCAGTGCCATCCTGAAACGCGTCTTGCTGGAATAGGTCAAGTTGAAACACGCTTTGTCAAATATTCTGTGATGCGGGCCTCATGCCGGCCATGATCACTTGCGAGCGGTTAAGGTGATGATCAAATCACGCCAGGAGTTCACGTATTTATCCATCATGAACGACTTCGCTTCTTGATTCCGACCCTCAATCGACGCATCCCACGACCCAGCGACGACATGATCGAAATGACAGGTGTATGAGACATGCGGAGCATTCGCGCTGCGCCAGTCTTTATGAAGGTACAGCGGCCACCATTGAGACATGGGAGGCCATTGGTGAGTAGGATCGCCGTAGGCACAGGAATGCGACCAGTTCGGGGTGATGATCAGCGCCGTAGCGTCTGGCTTCATGACCCGCCAAAGATCGTTGAAGAACGAAACCCGCTCAGCCCCGGTCAGGTGTTCTACAAAATGTGACGACCGGACTTCGGCGATTGACTCATCAGGGAACGGAAGGCCCTTGCGAACATCGTGGACATGCTTCTGTCCAAAATCGATGGCGTCGATCCCGACCCATCCATCCGGCGTTGTTTTGCCGCATCCAATATCAAGCCTGATCGGCACGCCGCCCATAGGCTCAAGCGTTGGGTCTGATAGCTCAACAGCGCGTAGAACATTCCCTTTAGCCAAAGCATCTGCTCCTTACCAAGTCATGTCGGGTGGGCCAAACTTGCCTTCGAGATCGTAGTGCCCCACCAGCACACCACAATCCACCGCGCAGCGGTAGCCCTGTTTCCGCGCGTCGCTCCAGAAGTACAAATCCTGAGTCGCTACCCCGTTTTCGGTCTGCGTCTTGAACCACGGCTTTCTAAGGTCCGGGTCGCGGAACATATCGAGGCGCCATAGATTAAACCCCATCCCCGTGCCGCAGCATTCGACAACCTCGCCAGCCCTTGGCGGTTGAGGTCTAAAGTTGTTCACTGGGTCACGAGGGTCGCCCCAAATCTGAGGCATGCCGCCTTCGCCCTTGGTGAAATAAAGGCCACCGATGCAGTCGAAATCCTTGCCTTCTGGGGATTCCATCCGCTGAAGCAGTTTCACCAGGCCATCGGGCGGAACGATGTTGTCATGCTCGATAGTCAGGAGATACTTGAACTTGGACAGATCAGGGTGCGCCAGAATCGCCTCGATGGCTTGGCTGTAGGCTTCTCCAACTTCCATGCCCACCGCGAACATGCGGTAGAGCTGGTTGTTCGGTGGCGAGTACATGTTCCACCATGAGGCCACCACCTTTGTAGGTACAGTTCCCCCGGCAGGGATCAAAACTATCGTGTCTAGGCGTTTCCACGACGCCGAGTCTTTGACCCGCGCGATGGTCGCTTCCATCTCGGCATTGTGCTTGCCGTAGTCCTGCGCGATGAATTGAGGTTTCACTTGCTTGTTTCCTTATGCTTTGATCCACGCCAACTCCCCGGCGGTACTACTGTCCGCCTGAACCTCAAACGCCAGCCACGCCTCGGTTTCGGCAGTGCCATCTGAAACGCTCCCGATGGTGAATGCAGAGACATCGGTGCGCGGCTGCGTTGTTGGCCGAATCCAACCGGTGGTTTGCTGGGTGGCTTGATTGGTGCCGCCCTCTTTCGTGCAGTTTGCGGCGGCTGCGATAGCATTGGATTGTGTCCAATCGCTGACCAAGAACCACAGGCAACTGCCCGCAGATGTAGGGGTGATCGATACAGTTACATCGTTTCCACCAACGCCGTTCGATGCATTACCCGCAGGAATCGGGGTTGTTGCGTGCTGGCCCTGATGGGCAACGACGTAGAGTGCACCGTCAATGATACCGCCACCATTACCGGCAACCGTTATCGTCATCGACTGCGTGACGCTCATCACGCAACGCCACGCCGCTACTTTGCAGTTTGCTGTGGTATTCGTCGGCCCGGTAATCAGCGTCCATGACTGTGCTGTACCGGTGTTGCTGATGCTCAAGCTTCCTGTGCTATCGTTGTCAGCCATCGACACCGCAACGGTGATCAGATCACCAGATGTGTAGCTTCGAGATGTCGATGTGACATCTCCACTGGGCACGGCGGTACTTATGTCTGGCGCATAGGCTGTATAAGTGAGAGCCATTTAGAAAGACTCCACCAAGATCGCGCTGGTGAAAGTTTGCAGCACCTGAATGCGCACCGTCCCGCCTGTAAACCCGGGCGGTTTGGAGACTTGCAATGTGGTGATAGTCGTGCCGCCGATAGGCGTGCCAGCCTTGTTGCGGATCAGTCCCCCACCCGTCTCGAATACGCCGGCCGACACACCGCCCCAAAGCAGCTCGCAGCGCACCACGGCACTGCCTTCCGGCCAGTCTGGATGAGTGAACGTCACGAGGATACGCGTCGCATTAGTCGCGACAGAAAAAGCCAGATTCTGCGTCTGCGGGCTGAATGACTGCGACGTGACGGTGACGAGCACGGTCATTCAGGCTGTCCCAGATTGCAGGAAAAACGCCGGAGGCCGCAGCGCAACGCTACCCGTCCCATTGATTCCAGAAAATGCCACGCTTCCCGGCAGCGCCGCGCTTGTCACAGAGAAGATTCCAACACCCAACGCATATTGATTCGTTGCGTTGTTTGCAACGCCAAAATTACCAACAAAGTTGGAATTGACCTGTGATGCAAGATACTGACTCATGGTCATACCTGCTGCCCCTGCTGTGCTGGTGCTGGACATGATCCCGACAAAGTATTGCCCGCCAGGCAAAGTAGTCGTGGCGCCAATCGTAACGCGCTTGAACCCGGATAGATTCGAGTAACTTCCAACCGTACCAGATAGAGTCGCAGCGATATTTGTAGACGTGCTGAAAAGCAATGACAGCGTAGACACGTTTTGCGTATAGAACCCGATTCTAAACGTTGCGCTAAATGACCCTGATGAATTGCTTGTTGCAGTGAACGCAATTGGCAGGCCAATCATGTCGAACTGGATGCAAGGAAACATTTGCGGCATGAATTGCAGCGTGTTCTGACCCTGCTGCCCAGCCACCAGCACGGCTTCGTCATACACATCGAAGCGCGACACGTTCCGCGGCAAGATGCTGATTGTGCTACCCGCAGTGCTAATCGACATCCCGCTTGTGCCGACGAGGCTGGACGTGGCTGGGGCGCTGATTACGATCTGCGATCCGTTCGTACCACTGAGGGTAATGTTTTGCCCAGACCAACCGATTGTTGACCCCGTGGCTGTGGTATTTCCTGCAGTATTGGCCCCGAGCAAATTGATGGCGTTGGCCTCTGCTGCTGCGCCTGGCGCGGCAACTGAAGCAGTGATGATGCCGCCCGCGCTGGTGCCGAATGTGACGTTGTTCGCGTTGCTGAAATTCAGCGTCTGGAATGTGAACGACCCTGCGCTGTTGCTCGCTGCTGGGCTAGCCACATGAAATGCAATAGTGCCCGCAGTCGATGCGCCGCCTGTGCTTAGGGTGACGTTGCTTCCGCCCGACAGCACCATATCCCCAAAGAACGTCGTGGCGGTGCCGGAGGCAACAATCCCTCTGATGCCTCGGTGCTGGTGATCGTGCATCGCAAAGCGGCTGGTCGCCGTGCCGCTTTGCGTGGCGGTGGTGACATCCAGAATGCCGTTCGACTGCACAGGCACCGTATAGCTGCCGGTAATTGCGGAGCCTGCCGATGTACCGAAGCTGAAAGCATTGGCATTGCTGAAGCTAAGAGTTTGGAACGCGAAGCCGCCGTTCGCAGCGGTTACGTTCTGATTGCTCTGGCTTGTCAGCGCGTTGTGGCTGCCGACGATGGTGTGCGAGCCCGCTGCGCCCGTAGACAGAGAAAGCGTGACGCCGTTCAGGTTCGTAAACGCGAGTTGCCCGACTGTGCCGCTTGTGGCGGCGTCTGACACCGTTACCGCAGCGCCACCGCCAGGTGCGGCCACGCTGATGGCCAGCCCGTTTGAGTTCAGCGTGATCGATGCGTTCGTTGCGCTGGTTCCAGTTCCAGCATATCCTGCGGCGTTGAAACTCAGGCCGCCGCTGTTCACCGTCCACGTGACGTTCGTCTGCGCGGTGTTCAGGCCGATAGCGTCATTCGATGCCCGCGCCGTGGTCAGTGCGTTCGTAATGATCGTTGGAAACGCCAGAGACAGACCGTTCGTGCTGTTCGTCGCAACGATTGCCGTGCCTGCTGTCGTCGTGGAGGTGAATCCGGTCCCTGCGAGTCCAGACCCATTGAACTGGAACCCGCCGCTGTTCATCGTGATCGCGGCACGGCCTGTAATCGCCGTGGTCGTTCCCGCCAGGCCAGCACCGTCAAACCGCATGCCCAAGCTGTTCAGCGTGATAACCGCGTTGCCTGTTACCGCCGTAGTGGTTCCTGCGTACCCCGCAGCGTTCAGACTGATCCCGGCGCTGTTGACGGTCCAGGTGACGTTTGTTTGCGCCGTCCCAAGTCCTACAGCATCCGTGCTCGCGCGGGCCGTGGTGAGCGCGTTATGCGACCCGACCATCGACCCATTCGAGGTGTAGAAACTCAGGCCGTTTAGGTTGCCGAACGTAACGGTGTCTGCCGTGAAGCTGCCATTACTCCCGCTGAATGCCGCCGTCGCGTGTGAATGTGTGCTCTGCGTGTAACTGGCCGTGATCTGGCTGGAACCCGACATTCCAAACGCCATGCCGTTTGAGTCGGCAAAGATCATCGTCCCGGTTGAGACACTCTGCGTCCCAGCGGAAATCCCCATCCCGCCGCCACCAGCCCCCGCGCTAATAATTAGGGATGCGCCATCCGCTGACAGCGTGATGTTGTTTCCGCCCTGCAGGATGATGTTCGACCCGCTCATGGTCGAAGCGCCAGCAGTGTTACCTGAAAGCGTCAGGAACTGGTTATGAACGCTATTCCAGTCGCTAGGCCGAACTAACTGCGATGCTTGGACAGTTTGTGTCGAGCCCGCAGAATTGAATACCGTCACCGTCCCGGTGAAGTCTGCAATGATGTTGTTCTTAATGTGGCTAACGGCCATCTAGTTCTCGTTTGGTAATCTTATTGGTACCTGTCTCTGCAGATTACGGCGACACGCGCAGGACCGGAATACGCGCAACGGACCCTGTCCACGTGTAGGCGAAAGGGGCTGACGACGCAACTCCCGCGCCGCTACAAGTGGCAGCGTTAGGAGTTGGAGGCAGGCACCCTGCCTGCGTTGTTACGCTCAGCACGAGGGTGTACGTCCCAGGCGCTGTGATTGAGGCCAGATCGCATGTTGGGACTAAGCCGTTTGCGCCGGTAACTAAAGAACAGGAGATCGGTGTTGCACCGTTCACAGTCACACTCGCTGCTGTGGGCTGTATCCCAGTTGCCGGGTACGGATCTGCGGTAAGGGTAGGAGCCGTCCAAGCATAGGACGACACAAGGAGTAGGAACGAAACCAGAAATCTTTGCATGCCGTTCTCTTTCAGTTTGTTGGGTGAGAAGAATGTCGAGCCAATCCATCTAGAACGCTCTTGATGCCTCAAAGGTTTTCAATAGGCTAGCCGTGACTGTTGTTCCGCCAGATAGCGGCCCGAAACTATCCGAAACATCGCGCGCTAGATCGACTTGATTTGTCGCCCCGTTTGATGCGCCAAGCGCAGTAAATCTGGAGCCAACCCCGGTAGCGTTCTCAATACCACAAACACCACCGTGTCCGTACCCTAAATAGAGCCGCCTCCCGCGCAAGCTATTTACACTACTCGCAAAAGCCCTCGTGATCCTGCTTGAATTCACACTGTTTGATAGCACCGTGAATACCGCACCATTCCTATCGCCCGAGAATCCAAGCCCTCCGTCAACTGATTCAATCCCATTTGCAGAGATGTCGCTAATAAACTGTTGCGCAGTTTGGACTGAGACTTCAATGCCATGCATGCCGTATCTGGTTGCGGAAATATTTTTATACTTGTGTCCACTAAGCGTTTGCGGGCTCGATTCGTACAACTGTGATGTGAACGTAGAGTCAAAAATATCCGTCGCACTGCAGTTCTCTACTCGCAACCCATCGGTGCCGAAGGACGCTTCTATTCCGTTGCCGACGTAAGTAGCGCCTCCCGCGAAGAAACCCCCAATCACAGACAAGTCTACATTTTTAATAAGAAGGTTCTTCTTGTTGTAAAGCAAAATTCCATGCCTGCTGATGTTGGTGAATTTGAGTCCGTCAACTACACCATTTTTTGCAGGCGTGCTTGACGCACTCATTCCATGGATTGTCTCTGATACTACGTATGTATGAGCGCTTGGAACTCCTGAACTTGGCCTAATATAAATCAATTTTGAGACTGGGTCATAGGTCATTGAACCTGCCCAGTAAAACCCGTTTGAGCCAGAATTCATACTGGCCGACGTTGTTGCTATGTTTGTGTTCCACGCAACATATTTCATTGGCACGTCATCTTCTGTGATGTTGCCTAATGTGTTGGACGCGTACGCAGGCCGACTGTAGACATTGTTCCCTGCGTCAAAGGACCAGTCGGCCCGAATAACTCCACCCGAAATGATTGGCTTACTTCCTGATCCTGAAACGCCAATCGTCAAATTATCGGCGTCTAAAATTGATGCTGGCATTGATGCAGCAGCGAATGTTGTGTTGGATCTAAATAAAACTGTATCCCCGGAGCCAACGGCCACCGCAGCTAGATCAGAGTTGTTCGTGACATTCCAGATAGCCATACTACGGCCGCTGCAAAACCACGCGGAATGACTCAATCTTCATGTTATCGGCCCCATTGCTTAGCTGTCCGTTTGCGAACAGATTTTGAGCTATGGATGTGTCGAGAGATGTCGTAGTCCAAACGTTATTTGACAAAGTGAATCCGCTAGCTTCACCATCAGAACACAACTGACTGCTCGCCGAATTTCGGTTTTGGATGTTGCACCGTATCCCAATGGATTGGGACGTTGTTACGGTAATTGAGCACCCAACACCGCCGCCCCCAAAGGTCACTGTTGTAGTTTTGGTCCCGGCAGAACTATTACATGACACTTTCAATTCAATATCAAGTGCGCCATTTAGGCCCATCAG